ATGGATATTAACCATAAAAGCATTTACCTTGTGATTATACCCTCACTAGTTATCATGGCATTAAACTTTACAGACTGGAAGCAAACATATCGTGACTCGAGTTATGTTAAGGTAGCTAAGTTTTTAGATAAAAATAATTTGGGGTCAGGTTATGGAAGTTTCTGGTACGCCACTTCAATTGCCATACATACTAAGAATGACATTAATATCGGAGGGACATTAATAGACACTCCTAAGTTAAGACTTAAACCATACGCATGGCTTTCTCGCCAGGATTGGTATAGTGTAAAATCAAGTTATTATATAGCTAAGGATGAAAGTGAAGTAAAAAGCATGGCAGAAATCTTTGGCAATGATTTCAAAATTGAAAACATATCAGGAGTGCTGATCATGTTATATCCCGACAAAAGAATATTTACCAATGGAGAAGTTAAACCTTTATGACCCAAATTGGATAAAGCCCCGCATGGGGCTTTTTTTTCAATTAAGGTTTAGTTGGCCATGTAATATTTGGAGCGATTGACGTATCAATCCTGTTCAGTAAAACCCGGTATTTTTTCCACGCTGTTAGTTGTGTTTTCTCATTATCAGTAGCTTCTTCAAGATCAACCGCATCCTGTAGGGGTGCAATTGCCACAGTGGCCTCTGCCATTAGTGACGATTTCTGGTTATCAGCAATCTCAACCATCTGCGCTGTCGTGAGTGGCGGGGCGTCATTAGCAACCGGGATCCCATCATTACCTGCAGCGATGACTTTACCGTCAGATTGTTGCTTCAGAAGTTCTAGCCACGCCTCATGCGTGATTTCCACTGCATCCTCAGGTATTGAAGTTCCATTAATATCGATTGAATAAAACGCATTGACGCTGGGGGAATAATATTTAGTCATTTTAGTTTCCTATTGCGAAATAACGGAAAGATAAGTTCCCAATGTTAGAACCAGCAACACCTACTTTGAGTTGCGATAATGGGGCTGTTCCAGTCTGGAAGTTAAGATAAATAGTATTGCCAGCTGTAGTTCCCCCCGATAGGTCTCGGGGCACCGCAACCGCCTGGAAGAAGTTGTTCGGAAACGCCACCGGATAATTGACATTCAGCGCGCCATTGGCTCCGCCTCCACCCGCGATAGATGCAGAGCCCCACTGAAGAATTACACCATTCGGAAACTTCATATAGCCAGCATCACCTGATAGAAGCGTAAATTGACCAAGGTTAACGGCCTGATTTGACTGTGTGGCGGGAGCTACCTGCTGTGGGCCGGCTGTGTTTTGTGACATAAGCAGAAACGAGCTTTTAGATGCTGACCATACAACTCGTATTACGCCTTTGGCTGCACCGATCTCACCTCCCTGCAATGAACCGGCCGGACCAATTACAGGATATGCAGGCAGCGCATTAATCTTGAGTGTGACTGCGCCTGTATTTACTGCAGCGCATGCTATCTCAAAGACCTGCCCATCAGAAAGAGCCGTAATGGCTGGTGATGGCGCAATAATAATCGCATTCGCCGATCCTGTGTCAGTGTAGAAAGTCTGGTTTGAAATCCGGGGAAGCTGTTTTAAAGCCGAAAGCAATTGGTTACGCGTTCCCTTAGCCAGGTTAACCCCAGCCCCTTCGATAACGTTGCATATCTCTTCTTGCAGATCATCAAAGTAATCAGCGTCAAGTGCCGTTGCCAGTTCTCCGGTCTGCGGATTACCACCTGTGAAACCATTCTTCCCCGCACCAAATTTGTCTTTCTGGGCTGTTGATGTGTCAATGCGATGCATGCTTACTCCGTGTATCTGAAAATTACGTAAGTGTGTGACGGTGCCAGCTTCTCAAGAACGCATTCGGCAATAGTGTCACCCCATGTTCTGAGGCTGTCGGTGCAGTTACTGATCGCTGTCATAGGGGTAGTCTGTGTGGCCACTGGCATATTGACCTGCCAGTAGTAACGCCAGTCGTCGCTATAAAGAGAGTCTGTACAGTCAGAGAGGCAGGTGAACTGGCTCTTGTTGTAACGGGTAATAGTCACCCCGGTATAGCCAAGCGCTTCAAGCTGCCCGAGATAAAAAGCCTCGTTGATACCGCCTGGCAGATTCAGTTTTGCATCCAAACGCTGGCGACGCTGCTGAAGTGTCTGAACGCCAGCAGGGGCGCAACTGTCGGGAAGCCCACTTATCTCTTCATAACGGTCAATCAACTCCGTTACCGACCGGGGGTCGATTTCCAGCATAAGTGCGTCGCCGCGACCGTGAACTGCTGCCAGTGAAGGTGCAAATCCCGTCAGCAGCAGATCGTCTGCATCCCACGCAGGGCCGCGCGGAAGTAGCGCACCAAGCATCTGCCGGTACTGAGCTGTCATGTCCATGAAATAGCCCCTACTACGCCGACCTCACCTTTTGCAATCGACACATCGGCTGCCGGACTGACCAGCGTGTGGCTGTATTCACCCGTTGCGATACTGATTGCCTCACTGATGCGTGAAGGTTTAAGCACACCTTCTGGCACGCCATCGCGCAGCATCATTGATCGCAACTCAGCCTCAACGGCATATCGCACTTCCGGAGTATCGGGGTTAAGCCGTATATGAAAATCTACGACATGGGGCGTCGCAGCAAACACATAAATGTCAGCCCCGGCCACCGGTGCGCGCGGTTCAATATAAGACTGCACAGATGCTACTGTTGCAGCGTCAGGGATGGGATTCACCAGGTCGCTGTTGGCAACCATGACCCCAACCGTTCCCCGTCCGCTCCAGTGCCGGTATGCCCAGGCACGCGTTACGCCAGCCACTTCCTTAGCCCAGACTTCATAATCTCCGTCAGCACCGCCCTGTGGAGTCCAGTACCATCTCTCGATGACACGCGCCCGCCACACTTCAATATCTTCGATATCTGCGCCACCCTGAATGCTGTCCGCCTCGCCTGCTGAAGGCAGGCCGGTAATTGGGCTGACAAGTCGCATGGCCAGCCCGTCATCGGTGTTACTGACTTTTCCAGCTGTATCACTTGTTACCGGTACGCGCAGCACGCCCCCTGCTGACGTAGCCGCCGCGGTTGTGGTGAAGGACGTCAGGTCATCACGCTGAATCGTCACGCCAGCCTGGATAGGAATGCCGTTCGTGGCCACGTCCCAGCGCACGTATCCGGTTGCTGCCGTCGCTGCTTTTCGCGGACATCGCTTCATATTGGCGTGCCGCGTCAGCCAGTCCTCGTCTGCAAGGTCAGGCAGCAGGTTGCGGGCCAGATAATCTATATACCCGTAAACGGTGTGTACCGCTGCCGCCTGGACCCTCCCATACACCTCGGCGTCAGTTCTACGCAATACTGCCAGGGTTGAATCTGCAGCAAGGCGGGTCAGGATATCGTTGCGGACGGTGGTGATTAACTGAGGGAGTGTCGGGCGGGTAAATCCACTGTCAGCCATTAAGTTCACTCCATAAATCATCAAAGGAAAATGCCGTGCGGTTGCCGTCTTTCTGACTGATTACCACCGAGGCGCTTAGCGTATCAATGCCGGTTCGCTCGACCTTCACATCCACACGAACCGCCACGCCGTCATCCACCAGCCACTGCAAAGCCTGGCTGATATATTCGCGGGCTTTTAGTGGAGTTTTATTGGTAAGTTTCTGGCGGCTGAGGAGATAAAGGCGCGATCCAATACGATCATTCTGGACGGTCGGGAAGCTATCGCCCCACCAACCGTTATCCTGCTCCGGATTGTCGTCAGGCTCAGACTTTCTCCAGGAGAAAAACGAAATAATTACCGCTCGGGTAAGAGGGTCAGTCGGCAAGGTCACGTCACGCTGAATGCCGTTGATGACAATAATCATGACGCCTCCATTTTCTGCGTTGTCGCATCAGTAGTGCCGCCGCCATCGCCGTTCTCTTCATGCGTATGCCCGTTGTAGGTCACTCGCATTGCTGACATCGCCAGGCCGCCTGAGTCGCACCTATCTTTAATTTCACCAGTGGACTCGATGTCCATTTCGAATCGTGCCTTTGCCGCATTGGTAAAAGTAATTGGCTTTCCCGCGCCATTGACGATAATCCCTGCCCGGGTCAGCGTGACTGACTGCCCCTGATCGTCATACACCGCCACCTCACCGGACTTAAGATCTTTAATTCGGAAGCGACGATCAGAGACGACCAGCACCACACCGTGAGATCGGTCACCGTCAAAGTAGGCGGCCACGGCCTCTGCACCGGTAAGCGGCGCGGCGGTAAAACCGTAAGGCTCCATATGCTCGATATCGCTTTTTCCCTCACCTCCGGCCATCTCAATCTGAAGCATCTGGCATTTGGTTGCCGTGTTCAGCCCGCGAACGACCGCTCGCGCCAGCAGGTTTGACAGCGCACGGCCCATACCTGATATCGGGTTAGCCATCAGAAATCATCCTCTTCTTTCTTTTTATTACGCTTGCCAGGCTTCGCTGGTTCAGGAAGATAGGCATCCGGAGGCCCGACGCGGATTTCGGTCACGGTGCCGTTTTCATCCTGCTGATAGGTCACCTCAGCGATCACCATATGGCGATTGTTAAAACCAAGGATGGGATCGAAGACAATAATCTGCAGGTTAGGCAGCCAGAGTGAGCCGTCACCCTGTCGCCAGCCCTGCACGGTGTAGGTCACCTCATCGGTACGCGCTGCACGCTGGCGCATCTCAAATTCTGCGCGTGCGCTGCAGGTTGCCGTGGTGGCGTTGCCGGTCTGGCGGATAATCATCGGGCGGTAACGCTTCAGTCCGCCATCAATGGTTTTTGAGCGAATGGCCGTAGTGGTGGCCTCGCCAAAGTCGTCGTCGTTACCCTTACGCTGTCCGGACACCTGATAGTCGCTGAAACGGTCCCGAATGCTTTTTTCGGTGTCGCAGGAAAGAATGTTTTCACCCAACACCAGTGCTGTATGCGCCTGCTGGCTGCCGATGCCACCGATAACCAGATTGCCCTGCGCGTTGTCATACGCCAGCGCCTGCTGCAGTCCGAGCATCTTGTTCAGCACGTCCATGACCGTTTCGCCCTGGTCGGCCTGAATTCCCTGAAGCGCACCGGATGCGCCGCCCGCATCCACCACCGTAATGCTGAACGGCTTCGCCAGCTCTGCAGCCACCTGCGCCAGCGAACGACCGGCATATTGTGACGGCGTGGCTGAGCAGTCGATAAGGTCAGCAGTTTTGCTGCGCCCTGATATTCCCACGCTGATGCTACGTGCGTCATACCGGACCGGCGTCGCCTCAACGTAGCCGGTCAGCACTTTATCGGTGCCTATCAGCACTTCGACGAGGTCACCGTTTTTAATGCGGTTGCTGCGGTTTGCCTGGTCGGTGTCGCCCGGCCAGCTGCGGGTAATCTCAACGGTAAAGTCTCGGGCGATGCGCTCAATACCGGCCGCGATCCGGACCGAAGTCCAGCCGCCCCACTCCTGACCGTTCACCCGTAAAATAACTGTGTTGTTCATCGCACCGGCACCCTCAGTGACTGAACCGGCACGAAGCCGGGATGGCGGATGCCGTTACGCGCGGTAATATCACCAGCGCGGGAGGCTGAGTCGTACCAGTCGGCGGCCAGCACAAGTGCGGGCGTCACCTGTGAAGGTGTGCGCTCCGTCATGCGCTCGACCTGCTCAAGGCGTGCAGAGATATCGCGATTAACATCTGTTCGCACGGTGACCAGCGCCTGGTAAAGTCCGTCATCTGAAACGCGCTCCATCTCAAGGTCAATGGCCTCATTGAGACTGTCACGCACCTGCGCGAGATCATCCCAGGAAATGACGGTGCTGTTATCAAGAGAGGTAGTTACGCCGGAAGATGCGGAAACGGTGCCTGTCGCTGTGGTATCAATATCTGAAGCCGCACTGCCTGATTCAGTCCGTATGTTGCTGACGGCAGGATGCGATACCACGACCGGCTGCTGCGGGTCCTGCTGGCGCGTGACAGTCCGGTTTGCAGGCTGTGGCAGACTGGTGACCGTTGCGGCTGCCTCGCTGATGGCCGTGGTGCGTACCGCCTGCGCAACGTAATTGCGCTGCGTGGTCTGCGCCTGTGCTGTCTTACTGTCGGTTTTCCAGACACCGCGCGGGCCAGACCCGAATCAATCGTGACACCGGTCAGCCCCTTAATCATCGACATCAGGTCAGAAGTGTTACCCGTCAGCCGCGTTCCGGCGCGCCACATGGTCTGCAACCGGTTAACAAAGCTCATGCCACTCGACGGCGGACTGAGCAGCACCGATAAATCGCCCTGCATCAGACGTGATGCGGCGCTGATACCAGAATCAACATACTGAAAGGCGCTGGTTACGGTGCTGAACATGCCTGCCGCCTCATCCAGCACTCCGTCCTGCAGGAAGTCCGGCAGGCCATCCATACCAAAGGCACCGAACGCCGATGAAATGGCATCGTCCAGGAATGAAACTGACGAGGTGAGTTTCTGTCCGGTTGCCAGTCCAGCGGTGGGGAAAGATAATTCACCGGACTCAACGAAGCTGAAGCTGACGCGGCACATACGCCCTTCGCTCTGTGAATGGCTGACGCGAACCGCATCATCTACTACCACGGTCATCTCGCCGTAGTAAGGATGAACCAGCGTACAGGAACCCGGCTTTTCAATAGCCTCAATCAGCCGGTTGCGCTGCTCAAAGAAATCATCGCCAATCAGATAGGCCTGAACGCTGAAGCGGCGAGTTGCCCGGCCTAAATCCTCCGCCCACGGTTTGTCGCGGTTCGGGTACTCATGCACCTGCACGCGACGCCCAAAGGTTGCTTCGTCGCTGTCCACCTTAAACGCGATGCCTCGCAGTGAGGCATCCTGCAGATTATCTTTCCAGCTCATGGCTTTCTCCGGGCGTAAAAAAACCCGCCGGAGCGGGTTATTGTTTTTTTCTACTGTTGAGTTGATCGGAGATCATCCTCGTTATGCAATAAGGAATAATAACCAGCGAAAGCCCTGCGAGATAAACGGGGATAAGGTCGGGGCTTTCAGCTGCACGATCTCCCATCATAATCAAAATATAAATTGCACCGAAGACTGCTAAAAGTATTGAAATCCCACGCACGAAAATCATAAACAATCACCATAAATAGGATAAGAAAACCCAGGTTAAGGCTTGTACTACTTTTTTCCTAGCTCTTATTGGCGCTGAAACGGTTGTAGCCAACATCATAACTAAGCCATGGAGTCGCGCTCCCTGCTGGAGTAGCAACGCGCATGCCAGGCGGCGCATTCTCAAAATTTACCTTAAGCTCGCCCGCTTGCGGGCGGCCTGCAGAAGATGCTCGTTCCAGTCCCACCTTTGGATCATAACGCCCTTCAGGTATTGGGTTGTCCATTCCCAGAATTTCACGCAGCCTCGGGAAAAATCCGTTATATCCCCGCTCCCGCTCCTGTGACTGCATGCGGTTAACCAGAAACTCACCCTTACTTACACCCTGCGCATTTGCCTGCTTGTCTAAATCCTGCAACTGCTTAAGAAGTGAGATTGCTATGCCAATCGTGATGGTCATCGCACCAAACCGGCTGATTGAGCCCAGCAAGCTAGAAAGCGAACTCGCAAGAGTTACGGCCTGCTGAAGTGAGCCAATCGTTTTAAGGGCGAAAGAACCGGCCATTACCGCACCGATGCCCTCAATAACGGTCTGCCAGCCCCCCATTTCCTGAGCGACATTATCTATCTCAGTCCAGACCTGCTTAACAATTGGCCCAACCTGATCCCAGTTGTTTATAATCAATAAGGCACCGGCAGCAAGCGCAGCGATAGCCAGCTTGGCGGGCGACAGATTCATTACGAAATTTAGTACTTTGAATGCCTGTGAGACAGTGCCTACTGCTGCACCTACAGCAATCAGTGAGATAGCAAATTTCGCAACCGATCTGACCAACTCTGGATTATCCCTGACAAACTTTTCTGTCTGCTTTAAATAAGGCATCAGCTCAACTACAGCCTGCTTGAGCTGTGGCGTAAGTGCATCGCCGAGCGCAAGGCTCACCGCTGTTATGCCATTCTGCATCAGCGTGAGTTTGTTTTCGGTAGTGTCTGCGCGGGAGTCATACTCCTTTTGCATTGAGCCAGCATACTGCTGTGCATCAGCAACCTTACCGAAGTTTTTGCGAAGCAGGTCGAGATTGTTAAGAAGCGGTGCAATAGCCTTTATCGACTCTCTCCCGAACAGCCATTCGAGCGCTTTTGACTTGCTTTCTTCAGGAAGATTTTTAATCCCTTCCAGCACCTTAAGCATGGTCGCTTTTGAGTCCTTCACCATGCCACTGGCAAGAGACTTAGGTGTCATCCCGATTTTTTTCAGGACCTTTTTTGCATTACCGGTATTGGCATTGGAGAGCGAAAGCATGAAGTTCTGAATGCCGGTACTGGCTACTTCAGACTGCACCCCCATTCCCGCAATGGTTGCACCCAGCGCGGCAAGATTACCCGTTGAAACGTGGTTGACTGCAGCAAGCGAGCCTACGCTGGTGACTATTTCAGAGATTTTAGCTGCGCTGGCAGGACCGGTATTACCGAGGTAGTTCACCTTGTCCGCCAGCCCGACAACATCTTTCTGCGTCATTTTGAAAGCGGTTCGCCAGGTCGCCATCATCTGACCGGACTCTTCCGCAGTCTGATCAAACGCAATACCCATTTTGGCCGCATCTTCTGCAAACCTGACAAGCTCACTTCGGGCGATGCCAGCCTGACCTGCTGCGGCAACAATCTGACCGATACCGTCTGCCGTGATCGGCAGTTTTGTTGACAGGTCAATAACGTCCTGGCTCATTTTTCTGAAAGCGTCAGCGTTATCCAGACCGTCAACGACCTTGCGGATATCAGCCATTGTTGATTCGAACTTAATGGCCTGATTTACAGGGATAGCCAGCGCACCCAGGATGGATGCGCCGATAGCAGTTGCTCCAACGGCCAGCGATGAGAATTCCTTCTGAAACCCCTTCAGCTGGCGCTGCATCCCTTTCATCGGGCCGGTGAGTTGGTCAACGGCTGTGATTATGGCCTTTAACTGGAAGCTGTCAGCCATTCTTTATTTCCTCGCTTATGCGCACTGCTTCTTCCTCAAGCTCCAGAAAATCGGAAAGAGCTGACCGCTTCAGTTCAAGAGGGTTTATTCGCCAGAAGTGAGCGACGTTGTAACATCGCTGCCGGAGATTTCTCCCGCTCCCGAGCCGGTAAAAAAACCCAGAATCGTCATTGAGGCTTTGAAAATATCAATCTTCGCCATCTGGCTGGCAGATGATCGCGGAATCCCGGCCAGTACCGGGATATAGCGCAGCGATACCGAGCTGTCGATTTTGATATTGCCTTCAGAGCCAATGGTAAAAGGAAAACCGACTTGCTCAATCTCATCGAAAGATGGCTCACGCAGCTCCAGCACATGAAGGGTTTCGCCATGTGCCGTAATAGGTTTTGAAAGTTGCAGTTCACTCACTGATAAAATCCTTCTGAGCCGTGGAATTCGAGGTCTACCGTACCCTCTTCCGCATTGTGGTTAGCTTCACCGAACTGGAAGGCCTCAGACAGCACGTAAACCATGCCGTTAGCCAGTTCGGCGGTGATGGTCATCTGGTCTGAGTCCATCAGTTTGGTGACCGGAAACGCCTTCGGAACTTTGAATGTGCCTTTGACGTAAGGCGCACGGTGCGTTTCTTTGTAATCCACGTCACCGGCCAGGCCGATCACGTCATCACGCACTTTGGTGTTCATCGGCACCTCAATGCCGCCGGTCAGCGACAGCTGCTGGCCGTCCACCTTGACGTATGCTGTACCCGCAATCTTTGCCATTACGCGGTCTCCTCGCTGTATTGCAGACGGAACTGATTAAGCAGCGCAAACACGCGCAGCTGGTTGACGTAATCCGGCGGGAAAAGCACATCTACGCGGGTTGGATCGCTCACGTTGCGCTCCACCATCAGATGCTGCTTGAAGAGATCGAAGTTCTCCACGATCCCGGCGCGCTCCATGGTGCGATAACTGGCGCACATCTCACCCTTTAGCACTGCAGGCGTAACAATGGCCTGTCCCGGACCGAAGCGCGTACCGTCATTCGCCAGCTTGTGGCGAGGGTACTTACTGGTAATGATGCTTTTCAGCTGACGGATAACGTAAGCGCTGGTATGCAGCGTTTCACTGTCCAGATAGCTGTTGTCCGCCACGCCATAGGCGTTTTTCTGATAGGTGGTAATATCGCGCTGAATGCGCAGCACGCCGCTCTCAGCGTAGGCCGTGGCAATACCGTGCTTCAGCAGCGACTGCTGCTCGGTCAGGGTAAAACGGCTGCCTGCAGGTGCCGGTAATGCGCCGTTCAGCTCACCGGTCTGGGTCGGTCGGGCCGGGTCATTGCGGATAAATACCGCGTTACGGGCGGTACGCAGCGCGACCAGCTCATCTGCTGCTGTCTGAACAGCAGGCTCATAACCGGCAACGGTAATATGCTGGTTGTTCATGGTGTCGCCGAAGGCCACCAGGTCGGAGAGCGCGCCGATTTTTGCGGTGTAGACGTGACCGTAAAGCTGACGTGCATAGCCCCAGCGTCCGGACGAATCGTTCATTTCCAGCGCCAGCGTCGCTAGCGAGGCGGAATCACTGAACGGCGTGCCGATGAAGTCAAACGGCTCATCGCCCATCGCGGCCACGGTTGCAGCCAGTGACGGTGAACCCGCACCGCCCGCCATCGCTTCAATCACAGCGTTAACCCCGTCAGGCGTAGTTTCGCTCCCCACGGTGCCGTAGTAGTTCAGCGCCAGAGGAATGCTGTTGCCGGTAAGCCCCTTGTGGCGAGCAGTGAGCGTCACCACACCAGCTGCTGCTGCTGCTGTCACGGGCAGGTCTGCGTTAGCGTTAATTGCGGCTGCAAGTGTGGCGGCCACTGCTGCAGGGGCATCGCCGGTTACCACAGCGGCCTGAACGCGTACCGCGCCAATATAAAGACTCAGCGAACCTGACGCCTGTGCGTTGCCGGTTAGCGTCACAGTTCCTTTGGCGGTTTCGCCATCAGGCTCAGTTACCGCGATAACCCACAGCTCACCAAATGGATCGACGGCACGATAGCGCGCCACCATACGTGCTAACTGGCTGCCACGACCTGCAACCTTACCCGCCAGTGCCGCTGACGGCATGATGGTGAGCTTATTTTTAACGATGGAGCTGTCGGCAGAGGCAAAGCCAATCAGCAGCGATGGGCCGCTATCTTGCGTGGTGTTCGCTTCGCTGTTGTCCATCTCCGCCCAGAACAACGGCACGCGGAGGTCTGACGGAATATTGGGGAACGAGACTGACATTATTCACCGCCCTTTTTCTTGGCGTCAGCTGCGGGCTTTTCTTCTTCCGCACTGACTTCTTCGACATCACCATCCGCAATGCGGCGGTGCCAGTAGCTGCTCTCTTCGACGTTCCGGCCTTCTGAAGGCAGCAGATCGCCCCGGACAGGGTCAGGAACTGACCGCCCGCGCTTAGGTCTGAGTTGCATGATTTACTCGCTGAGGTTGATTTTGGTGTGGTGTTCAATGATGCCGTCAGGCCCGTTACCCGGATCGATGTAGTCAACGTCGATTTCGACCGTTTTCAGCTCATCCAGAGCGTCAAGATCATCCTGCTGCCGCGTGTCCTCTTCGGTGATTTCCCGCGTCAGCATGAATTCAAACTGGTAGTAGAGTCGGCCCCGGTCCATATCCAGAAGCTGCCCGCCAGAATATGCGACGGGGCCAGCATCTTCATCCGGCTCCCAGCCCAAAAGTGCCTTCCAGATTTGCTGCCGCACATCATGCACGGCGTCATAACCTGCTGCCTGACCGCGCTCGTCGCGCGTATTGTCCAGCACTACGACAACCGCAAAGCCTTCGGTTACGTTCTGCCAGTAGTCAGTCAGGGACTTCTGCTCAGCGGTGACGTCTTCGGTCGGCACCACATACGCCGCCGGCAGCTTCATCTTCCCGGTTTCGGGGATAGACTTGAATTCAGCCGCCCCGGCTACGTTGCCAGCGAACATCGGACATCGCGCCCGGAGAGCGGCGATCACAAGTGATAGCTTCATTTCTTTTTCCTTTCAGGACGCAGGGAGGTACGCAGCGCACGGGTCAGCACATAACGCGTCCACGTTTTGCGCGCCTCCAGCACTTCGGTCATGTAGTTTTTACGCGGGGCAACCCGCCAGCCATTACCGCCGGATTTCCCTTTGTGATGGCTCTTTTTGCGCTTAGAACCACGCTTCACGCCGTAGAACAGAAACGCGGGGTAAAAGTCGCCCTCAATGAGTCGGTTACCCTCGCCCCGCTTCTGGTTTGGCGCGATGCGCACCATCAGGCCCGGACGGCTTTTTGATGCGCGGGGAACGTAATAGCCGATTGACCGTGCCAGCCTGCCAGTCCTGAATCCCGGATACTCATCCGGCGCGGAACGACCACGACGCATGACCAGACGCCTGGCATCACGCATGTGAACCTGACCAATCTGAATGAAGGCGCGGCGCATTTTTGCCCGGTTAAAAACGAGGTCTTTGGGCTGCTGAAAATCAACGTGCAGAAGCGGCTTAGCCATACATCTCTCCGTCGCTGTCCACAGCCCTCAACTCTTCGCACTCCAGCAACAGGTAACGACCGGCTGAGTTGAGGTCGCGCAGGCGCTTAACGCGATATACATAACCGCCGTAAACCACCTCAAAATCTGAAGTGATTCCCCGTCGATAACGGATGGTCATGTAGTGGGTTATGGTTTCGTCAGCCTGAACTGATTCATGATAGGTGGTAGCACCTACCTGCCGGACCTTCGCCCAGACGTCCGTTTCATTCTGATAGACCGGCTCTATGCCGTAATCCGCTGCGGCCTGGTCGATGCGCTGGCGCAGGTGAATACGCTTATTCAGCTCACCGGGATCGGGCAGCGTGTAAACGGCACTGGTATTTGATGAGCGTCGCTGCATGCTAATACCCCGACACCGGCAGACGCCGTGAATACAGCAGGAACTCAAACGCCTGCGGCGTCTCCGTCATTTCCAGCTCTGACACTGAGCTGCGGTGCTCATACCAGTGACTGACCAGCATCAGCAGTGCAAGCCGGATATCTTCGGTGATGACCATGCCGTCCGTATCAAGAGGCGCAACATCTGCCACCGTTTTATACAGATTGCGATTGAGGTAAGTCACCGCCTTTGCCTCGGCTGCCAGCGCAAAAAGCTCAAGCAGCCGATCCTCTTCCGTGAAGTCGCTATCAAGACGGCACTGCTGTTTAATTTCTTCGAGCGTCAGCAGCATGGTGTTCAGCCTTTTTTGTTTTTACCTTTTGCTGGCTCTGGCTCTGGCTCTGGCTCTGGCTCTGGCTCTGGCTCTGGCTCTGGCTCTGGCTCTGGCTCTGGCTCTGGCTCTGGCTCTGGCTCTGGCTCTGGCTCTGGCTCTGGCTCTGGCTCTGGCTCTGGCTCTGGCTCTGGCTCTGGCTCTGGCTCTGGCTCTGGCTCTGGCTCTGGCTCTGGCTCTGGCAGAGCAGCAGTACCGTCTTCAACCAGCTCTGCATAGCCTTTTTTAATCAACTCGCGGCCATGCTGCTCGTCGGTCTCAATGGTATTGCCTTCGGACACGACCGTGCCGCCGAAGTAATTCGGTTTAATCAAAAGCAGTTTCATAAGTAACTCCCGGAAAGGCGGCCCGGAGGCCGCCGTTGCTGTTACGCAGCTGCAGCAGGTGCGGTGAAGGAACCGTAAACGAACGCTTCAGGACGCTTAACGGCCAGCGCCAGACGTTCCTCACAGCGGATTGAGATCATGTTTTTCTCAAAGTCGTCGGCGTTTTCAGTGGAGATAACCACGTTGGCATCTTCGCGATCGAAAATCTGCGCACCGGCATTAAATGCGCCGGTCAGGAATTTACCCTGGAACGCAGCCGCTTCGGTCGCGACAACCGGCAGACCCCACAGGGTAGGACCAGTCAGCGCTGCCGGGTTCGCCAGAATGTAACGACCCAGCGAGTCCTTAGTCAGCTCGATCTTCGCCCAATCAATGAAGTGCAGAACATGGCCGGACGCCGGGAAGCGCGCCAGTTGCGCCTGCAGCATAGCCAGTCGCAGATCATCAATACCACTTTGATTCGCCACGCTGAAGGCAGCAGCATATGCAGATGCCTGCGGAACGATACCGTTCAGGTGCGTGCCGGTGCCGTCGCCGAACAGAATCTCCTGCTCTTCAACGTACTTCAGCCCGTAGCGCAGTTCGGCGTCAATCGTCGACTGCAGCTGCGGCATATCATCAAGAATCTGCTTGGCGGCCTTGAACAGGTGCGCGATAGTGCGGACCGGCGTGATTTTTTCCGCAAAAGTGATATCGCTGTACGGCTTCTTAGTGTTCTCAGCGACGGTCGCCGCATTGTTGGTAAATCCAGTCTGCTGAACCCAATAGATGGTATTGGACTCAGTACGGCCCGGTGCAATCAGGTCTCGGATAAACAGTCGCTGTTTTGGCTGCTGATCGATACCTGGCAGGCGGTCAGGTGCAACGATCTGGCCCGGCAAGTTGACCGACAGCAACGCAGCCTTAACCGGAATGCTCAGGCGCTTATTGCCTTCGATGCTGGCTGAAAAAGCTCTCAGCGCTTCGGAGGAAACAACCTGACCCCCAACGGTTTCGATAACGTTTTTCGCATTCGCCAGCGGCATCTGCGCAACGTGCTGTTCCAGGTCACCCAGCGCAGCCTTCAGCGTTTTTTCTGCTTCACGCATGGCGTTAAGCTCACTCGCCATTTTATCCACTGCCGCTTTTGTTTCCGCTGACAGTGAGGCTGATTTTTTCGCCTCGGTCAGCGCTTCTTCGGCCTTCGCGTTAAACTTGCCGCTGGCTTCGTTGATGCTGGCTGTAACCTGCTTCAGAACTTCATTTACTTCAGACATTGTTAATCCTTATTTGCCGAACGCGGCCAGCGCGTTTTTAAGTTGTGCAATATTTTCGGGGTTGATTTCGTCGGTAGCGCCCGGCATACCTTCAGGGATGGCAGCAGCGCCTGGCTTGCCGCCGGTTAAAGCTTTAAGAAGTTTTCGACGCTCGGAGCGCGGTGCGTCGGTTTTTGCCAGCATCGCGTCCAACTTGCGCAGCGCAGCTGCAGGGCTGTCGTCGCCATCTGCAATCTCATCTGCTGACAGCAGGCGATCTGCAAAACCTTTTTCAACCGCATCGCTACCGCCGATGTAGGTTTCGGCATCCATCATCGCGTCGATGGTGGCCGCATCCAGACCGGTTCGTGCGCCATAGATATCGTTCATCGCCTTATCAAAAGGCACCATGTCCGCTGCAATCTGCTGCAGGTCATGACGGTTGCCCATCGCATACACCCAGCAGTTATGGATCATCAGGAAAGCACCGCGACCGATCTGCACCTCATCACCGGCCATCGCGATAATCGACGCAGCAGAAGCAGCGAGGCCCAGCACCTTGACAGTGACCTTCCCTTCGTACTCACGCAGCAGGTTATAAATCGCCAGGCCTTCAAACATATCGCCGCCCGGCGAATTGATATTCACGGTCACATCAGCACCGCCGATTGAGCGGAGCGCGGCAGCAATGCGGCTGGCGGTAACACCATCGCCGTACCAGTCAGCGCCAATGACATCGAACACGGAAATGCTGTTGTCATCACTCTTTGCGGCTTTGATGCCGCCGTTCCAGCGATCCATTGCAGAAGACGGCAGATCGCGATTTTCGCGCGCAAAAGGCCGTCCCTCCGGTGCGGCCGGAAGACTTTTTACTGTCATTGGGGATGCTCCTAAGCCGCATGTTTAAGCGGTGATTGTTCGAAAGGAATGTCCGGGAAAACGGCGTTGTGAACTTCGCGCAACAGTGTGGCCCTTGCGGCGGTGCTGTTTTTGCGCAGGTCTTCAAGCGGTGTAAGGTTCAGCTGTACGGTGTAGATATCACCACCTTCAATCGGTGGCAGATTCTCCAGGCGGCGCACGTCATTACGGGACATCCAGCCGTTCTGCAGCGCGGTGGTGTAATAAGCGGAGCGCCCTGCGCTGTCGGCACGCAGCAGACCTTCAACGGAGAACTCAGCAAACAGGTCTTCATCACCGTTCAGCAGGCAACGTGATATCTCCTGTTCTATATTCACCAGCATCGGGCGAAGCGTATTAGTCAGGAACAGAAGGTTCATGCCTTCAACGCTCGACGCCCAGCTGCTCTGCTTATCAACGTGACCAACCATAAACGGCGGCACGCGGAACCAGCGGCAGATTTCCTCAATACTGAATGACCGTGACTCCAGCATCTGAGCATCTTCAGGGTTAAGGGTGATGCCCTGATAGGACATATCACCCTCAAGCACCATCACCTTGCCCGCGTTTTTTGAACCAACGAACCGGTTAAGGTTTTCGCGGTTTTTCTGTCGCTGCTCTTTGGTCAGCAGATTCTTTGAAAGAAAGAAGCCTGACGTCTGAATACCATTTTCAAAAATTTTTGCGGCTGACTCTTCGACCGCCATCGCTGCGCCAAACACGTCGCGACCAGTGCGCATCGGCATCATCCCGCAAACACCATCGAGACCAAACCCCCGAATGTGCATCATATTTTTAACCGGGATGATGCGCGGCACGCCCTTCTCTGTGTAGGTGTACTGCAGTTCGCCGCTGTCCAGCCGATCCACCTCCATACACTGAGGAAGCAGCGGCACCAGAGAGACCAGCTTGGTGCCAATCATCTTTTTCTCAACGTAGGCATTACCACGCAGGCAGATGCTGGCAACCACCATCAACATAAAGCGCGACGGCGTCATTTCGCTGTTTGGGCGACGGCATAACAACTGATATGCCGGATGATTAAGCGCAAGCTTGCGTGAGCCGTCAGCGGCCCGTTCGTAAACCTTCATCGGCAGGGTTGAAACTGACTCACTCAGCAGGCGAACACAGGCCCAGACGGCGGACAGATGCAGCGATTTCTCTGCTGTAACGACCTTCCCGCTGCTGCTTGTGCCGTACCACTCCTGCCAGAACGCGGCATCATTAAGTCCAATCGACTCACCGAGCCAGTTAACAATCGCGCTCTTGATGCGACCCGGCTGTTTTTTTTCCTTCATCAGATACCTACCATGATCGGGTCATCAAAAAAGTCATCAGGATCACCGCTATCTACCAGCACCGCATCCTCTGCTGCACCGATTGCCATAGCGGAAGCACCACGCCATCAATACGGCCGGTGCTTTTCTTTTTGGCAAATATGCGGTTGTCCTTCTGGTCAGCCTCGAGCACCGCAGAGGCTGCATTCCAGCGCAAACAGGGATTAGGCCGGATGATGAGCGCCCGGTTATTCAGGTGCTCCTCAAACAGCTCAATAGAGCGCGGCATCCACAACCCGGACTCCTGCGCCTTGTAAAAGCCCTGACCATGCGGAACAAGGTCAACGCTCACAGACTCGCTTTCGAGCTCTGGCTCCAGATACTTGATGCGGTACTGGTCAAACGCGATGCACTTAATATCGTATCTGGCCGCCAGTTCACCGATACGCACCGCCACAAAACCGTAGTTGACCGCCTTACCCGGTGGTGCGTGAATAAAGCCGTTACGCAGCCAGGCATCATAGGGAACGTGGTCAGTTTTAGCGCGCTCAAGCAGAGAATCTTTCGGCGTCCAGAACTCAACTAAAAGCTTTTTGGATTTCGGAAAGTAAAGCGCAAGCGCCGTCAGGTCACGTGAACCGGACAGGTCCAGACCGCCATAACACTCTTCACCCGCTAAATCCTCCGGATTAAATTCCTGTTCGCAGTTCATCCAGGTGTCGCTGTCAATCCACGGATCGGACGCTTCCACCCACTGGCAGAAGTTCAGGCGTCGTACAATGCTCTCTTTTGATGGCATGCCGCGAGCCTGCGTCACCTGCTCCCGCAGGTATTTATCCGTGAAGGTCTGACCCAGAGACGGATTCGCTTTACCCCAGCATGCTTCATCTTTAAACGGGTCGTCGCCCTCATCCAGCGAACAGATGAAGCTGAAAAAGCTGTCATCGACCAAATCACCGGCCGCCACCTTGCGACCGTATTCATGATATTCGAAACAGACACTGGTTTTATCGTGGCCGCTGTTGGTGATGAGGAACATCAGCGCCTGACGGCGGCCCTTTGTACCGGCGCGCATCATCTCAACAACGGCGTTTGTTTTGTGCTCATGCACTTCGTCAATCAGTGCGCCGTGCGGGCGCGGGCCTGACTGACCATCATCGGAGCTGATCGGCTTAAAGAAAGAGCCTGTCTGCAGGAACGCAAGGTTCCACACGTTAAGCCCGGTGCCAGATTTGGTGATGCGCTGTGCCAGCGCGGGCGACTGATCGACCATCGTTACCGCATCGCGGAACAGGATCATTGCCTGGTCTTTTTTTTGTGGCCGCCGCGTAGACTTCGGCGCGGGGTTCCTTGTCTGCCATCAGCAGGTAAAGACCGACGCCGCCCGCAAGCGGCGACTTGCCGGAACCCTTGCCGGACTCGATGTAACTCATGCGAAATCGGCGTGTGCCGTCTTCCGCCTTCCAGCCGAACAGGGAGCCAACAATGAAACATTGCCACGGCAGCAGGATGAAAGGCTTACCTTCATGCTCGCCGCCGTTGAGCTTCAGGACCTGAGCAAAGAAGTTAACAACACGCGTAACCGCTTCGACATCCCAGAACAGTCCACGTTTTGGCCCTTCTTCCAAATCCCGGATGTGGCGGGCGCATGCAGCGCGGATATCTGGCCCGGCAAGAACAGCCCCGCTGGTAACGTCCATTGCATACTGCGTCGCCGGATCAACCGAAGAACTGGTTGAGCGGGTCTTCTTCTTTTTTTCCACCATTCACGTTCACCTTTGACCGGGCAGCCGGTGTCAGGCCGAACTCTACCAGGTAGCTTTTGAAGCGCCGGTCTGCATCAGCCAGCATTGAAACAGCCGGGTTGGCCTTGATAAGAAATCCGCCTTCGGTCTGAACCGTGTATGTCCTTCCCTCTTCGGCAATAGTGATTCGCAGCTGAAGAATGTCGGCATAGATATCGCAGAGCCTTTCCAGCGCAAGAACATCGGCGACGGTCAGCACGCCCATTCCATCAAGCAGAACGGTCAGCTTTCCCCACGCAACCTTTCCCCAATCGGTGAGGTGTGACGGCGGGCTGGGGATTTCTCTCGCGGGTGCAGGCTCTTTGTCGTTAAGTTTTCGCTTGCCCGGATTGCCGGTAACGACCTTAAGGTGGGTCGGTTTTGGTCGTCTTCCGGCCATAAAAACCTCCCAGAAAAAAACTTTTCATTTCGCGGTTGTGCATAAAAAGGGGGGCGGGCGGTCAGGAGGTCGTTAGCCCCTGAACTCTGCACCCGCCCTCCCCGATGTTGATGATAATCGTTCTCATCTGTCCGAAACCCCTACCACCCTCAATGAGAAATGATATTCATTATCATTTACGCCAATGTGATGACGGGTCGAGTGGCATGCCGTTCTCATCGCACCCTATGACGTGTCCGCGCTTCTCTTCACGTTGCTTGGTCGAGTCGTGATGCTGCTTGCAGAGAGGCTGCCAGTTGGCCTTGTCCCAGAATAGCTTCTGAGCCTTTGCTATCTCGTCCTGTTTGCCACCGTTGATGGCCTCTTTCAGCCTGTGTGGCTTGATATGGTCAACGACAGCAGCGGCCACTGCTCTGCCCTGCCGGTGGCACATGACGCAGAGAGGGTGCGATTTGAGGAATGAGAGCCTGGCTTTATCCCAGCGGCTGTTATAGATGCGTGGCTCTGACATCAGAATTTCCTGCTGGATAGGTGCGATATATTCCCGGAAATGGTGAGACCACCAGCCGATGATTCGTTATGTTTATGCTGAAAAGTGAACTCAGTAAATGCAGTTTTCAGCATAAAATAAAAAAACCGCCCGAAGGCGGCTCTATTAGAATGATTTGATTATTCACCCCAAATAAAATCATCGGTTCCCAATTTGTGAGAGCCGTAATGGACCGAATAACCATCACCCATTTCTTCGGCTTTAGCGTTAGCATCCTCTTCGGTGCCGTACACCCCTGCTAAATGCCATACATTGCTTCTCACGACCCCCCAGGCTTTAACCATCCCTGGATTATCAGGGTCTTGAGGCAAAAAGTTTTCAACAAACATATATTCATCCTCTTTAAGTAGAAGTCAGCAGACCAGACTACAACTTAGGCTTAATCAGATGAAGTAATTTATGAGAACTGTTCCGTAACGCTTTGCAGCGTGACTTACCGCTATCCTTTGCCAATCTTTAGGTTACCTGAAATAACTTCAGGAGGAATAAAGCCGGTTATCAGCGTGTAACGATTACCCAGATAAATCACCACGTTCACTGATGAGTTGATGCTGGAGCGTTCCGGCCCCGGGTAGCTATTGAGATGAGCATCAATCTCTGCAGCCAGTGCTTCTGATCGCTCATGCCAATCTTTAACTTCTTGGCTGATGGTCATGTAATTACCTATCTGGTTGACTCAATTTTACGGATGGCGGCGCGGTCAATGTTGCACTGCCCCAGCACGCCATAAAGCTCAGCGTTTAACGCCACACTGTCACCGAACGTCATGAGCGCTGGCGGCTGCGGCGCTTCAATCTGGCTGGTCAGTTCTGCCGGCAGGTTTAACCGGGGCTGCTTTACTGTCCGGTACTCCACCAGCGGCTTTTGCTGCGTCCCGCAACCGGTCAGCAGCATCAGGGGGAACAGGAGCAACAGCACACTTGTCCGCCGCAAGGTAACGTTTGATTTCATTCTGTAGCTTCCGGTTCTGCTGTGCCGTCACTGCGCGTTGCTCGGTGACCTGTGTCATCACCGCATTCTGCTGGTTAACTGCTTTGACCAGGTCATTTACGCTGGCGGCCAGGTCATCGTTTTTGGAGCGCAGATCGTTTATCTGGCTGTCTTTGCTGTTTGCCAGCTGCTCCAGCCGGTCATTAGTGGCGCTCAGCTGTGAATTACGGGCGTTAAGCCCCCACAGGCAGACGCAGATAAGGCCGATGATGATGAGATGCGAATAATTTCGGATAAAGCCGATTACGTTGAACATAAAATCCTCTTAGCTTTGATTAAGCGGGATTTCCTGTCGTCCAGACCGTTTATGCCACCGTTGATGATTCTGGTGATGCGGGTAACATCATCAGAATCAGCCAGCTCGTTTAATCCGTGATTCTTCCACCATGCCGCCGCTGACATCGCTGCAAAGCGATACCCCAGCAACAAATCAGGGTCTGCCACTACATCAGCGCCAAGCTGCTTTACCAGTGCCGCATAGTTGGCTTTGCCCGTTATCTGAATCAGACCCCGACCGCGATATCGATAACCATCACCTGAATCAACATTCCCATTACCGTTACGGTTTGAGTAAATAATGCTGGCGATCATCTTCTGATTGGCCGTGTGCATTGCGTTACGCCCGTATGCTCGGGCTTGCTCAGGGGTAATGCGTTTGCCGAACATCGCGGTTAGAGCGTTCTCACTGTAATTCAGCCCCTCTTCAACCTTCAGGAACCCGGCGGATTCATGCCCTGTCTGCGCCAGAAAGTGAGCCTGTCTGAGCGGTGTAGTAATGCTGAACGCTGCCATGCTCGACGCTATATGCGGGAACCATGCGTCGCGAACAGCATTCGAAACACCGGTTGCACGCTGAAAATCACTGGGTGTCAGCATTGCTATCCCCCAAGCGCTTATCAATCAGCCTGCGCAGCTTCGATGAAAGCCAGTCCACACCGAGAAAGCCAAGGAACACCGCAACTACACGCGTGGTGTCGTCGCTGAAGTTCCAGTTAAAGACCGAGCCAATTACCTGCAGTGTCGGCTGGAGAAAAAAGGCAAAGACGCTGCACATCGCTGCATCGAGCAGCCGACGGGGCCATGTGTCTTTGCCGATATAAGTCGCGCGAAGGATCGCCATCACGCCAGCCAGCCCGGCATAACCGGATTCATTTTTGTGGGCATAAAGCCAGGCAAGTAGGCTTGCCCAGAAGCCCGGATCTTTTTCTGGCATGCGTTTCATCCTCACCTCCCAATGGGTCGGTGCCGTTCGTAGTCAAAGAAAAGTGGCGAACCTCCCCACACAGCCACGGGGAAATCACAAAGTTTTTGGGAGGACGCCAAAAGAGAGCCGGGAATTCCGGCTAATTAGAATTCTTTCTGTCAAAGGCACCCGTGGATGCCTTTTGCACAAAGCTATTTGGTGGCTTTAACCAGCGGCCAGAGAAGAGCAGTCACTACACAGATGATTGCGCCGTCAGCCAGCACAGACATCATTCGACTTGTGAAATCGATGGCGACAACCAGAAACAGCAGTACAGCTATCGCCAGCCAGCGCAGTCGGGCCATCAGAGATGATTTTCCAGACGCAGACCGAGAACATTGGCAATTTGCTCAAGAACCTTCTGTTCTTCCGGCTCCAGCTCGCCATCAGCCATTGCGATGGTTACTGCCACATCTAGTACATCTTCACATTCACGCTGATCGCCTTTTACATCTTCGATTTCACGCAAGGCAGCACGACGACCAATACGAATATCTGTGTCCAGCTGAGCAATGATGCGAGTGGAGATATCGTTGATTTCACCGCTGAATGCCGAAAGCGTCGGGTTTGAGCGCAATACCTGCTCAATCTTTGCTTTCTCAGACGGCTCACATTCACCATCGGCATAGGCCACCAGATAAGCAGCATTTACTACAGCCTGTGCGAGATCGCGCTTCTCAAACTTTTTGATATCGCTGACAGCACGACGGGCATTCTTTTTGAACATACCGAACATAGTGACTTTCCTTTTAGGGGGTGAGCCAGCGCTCAGAAATGGTCAGCCCACAGAGATAGTCACACCGACCATCACTCTGGCTCACCTTCTGAAAGGCTCTGTGGTTGAAGTGCGCCGAGCGTGGCGCTGAATTGCCGCCTAAGCGGTTTAAAACAGGTAGTTACTTAAGAAAAACTGTCGTATAAAAGATGTGCAGCAAACAGAATACAATCTAATCAGGAGAGCGTTATGTTTAAGAAGGAAGAGGCATTCATTATCAAGCCAGACGGCAGTCGATTAGGCCCATACAAGGCAACTTTTGCAGGCGGTACCGTTATTATTGATGACAAAATGGCTGACATTGACGATGGCGATCAGGTTATGCGCCTATTACCAAGCGGCAAAGAAGAGATAAAACACATTAACCAATGCAACTTTTATGACACAAGTATTGGCGGATATGGGCCTCATTACCAACTTAAGGTAAAACCGGTTCCGAGCACGGAGTCATATACAGTGAAGCACCAGACCATTAACGTCGGTAGCAATAGCAATGTTCAAATTGGAGACCATAACCGAATGGAATTCCGCGAGAACATTCAGAACTTGATTAACACAATTGAAAAGTCATCAGCTTCTGAACCCGAGAAAGAAGAAGCTAAAGGGCTACTCAAAAAATTCCTTGAGCACCCTCTCGTCACAACCATTGCCGGGTCTGCTGCTGGAGCATTTTTATCATAAAAAAATCCCCGCCATGTGCGGGGATTCATTCTATGTGTCTGTGCGTAGTGACAACTCATAGCAGAATAAAGCCGGTTTTGTCATGACGCAATACGCTTCTGCTTTTCTGGATACATATTTTCTTTAGTGCATTCCCTATCCATTTCCAGACGGATATTCAGGGCGCAAAGACAGCCATCAATAAAGCTTTCGGCCTTCTGAATTCTTACTGAGATGGTGTTGTAAGAAACCCCACACTTTTTCTCCAGCGAGCGCAGCGGAAGCCCGTCAATGTAATACCACTCAATGAGAGAGCAAAGGTGAGCATCATTTTTGCTGAGCCGGATCATGGCCTCATTAATCAGCATGCCATCATCATCGCAACAGGAAGGTCGTCCCTGCCTGCTGGCGGGAAGAAGTCTGGCGAGACCTGCGGCGGTTCGCGGGTATCCAATATTCGTTTCGCCGCTGGCCGCCCAAGCACCCCATCGGGCCATAACCATCTGAATGTCACGCATTATGCTGCCCCTCTTTTGGAATAACGTTTGTTGCTGTTGCTTACTTCTGGCCGTTCGATGCTTCTGGCCCTTGCTTCGTCCTGATCGATGTGGTGGAAATGCCCGTTCCAGAATCTGCGATAAACGGTACCCAATGGCCCATTACGGTTCTTGGTGATGTTGATTTCAGCAATTCCCGCAGCTGGCGACTCCGGGTTATAAACCTCATCCCGGTACAACATCATGATGATGTCAGCATCGGCTTCGATTTCGCCTGAGTCCTTAAGGTCAGCGTTTACCGGACGTTTGTTCGGGCGACTTTCCACGCTGCGTGAAAGCTGGCTTAGTGCCACTACGGGCACCCGGTTAGCCTTCGCCATTGATTTAAGACCCTTGGAAACCTCACCCACTGCCAGATCGTGACGGCTGGCGCTCTGCAGCTTAATCAGGCGCAGATAGTCGATAGCCACCAGCGCGGTCTCAGGATGCTGCTGAATGTGTCGGGTCGCGATATGCTGAATCTGGTCAACGGTCAGGTTATTGGCGTCCACAATCCAGATTTTGCGCCCGGTCATCTGCCCGATCCCGTTACTGATTCGCGCCCAGTCCTCATCCTTCAGTTTGTCTGGTGACTTAAGGCGTGAGGCTGAGATACCGCCCGCAGCGGCAACGTGACGCTCGGCGATCTGGATATCGCTCATTTCCATGCTGAAGAACAGCACCCCGGCACCGGTGGCAGTCAGGTTTTCGGTGATATCCAGAATCATTTCCGTTTTCCCCATCGATGGCCGCGCTGCCAGCAGGATCAGGTCGGTCTGGTCAAAGCCGCCCGTCACCTCATCCAGCTCCTCGATCCCGGTCATAACCGAACGTCCAGCGCTGCCGGATTCCATGCGCTCGTCAATCCTGTTGATGATGGTGGGAAGCAGCTCATCGATTGAAACGGGACGGATGGCATCAGATTCAGTCTGTATCGCCCCCACAGCTGCTTTCACCTCCTCCAGAATGCGAATCCCCGCATCGCTGTTAGGTGCTGCCTGGAGGCTGCTGAGGGCGACAGAGAGGGCATGGAAAGCATCACGAATAGCCGCGTTGCGAACCAGCTGCTGTGAGTAGGACTTTAGTGAAGACCTCGCCCACGCAATCCGTCCTGTCGCGTCGATAAGCGCCTGGTGCTGCGGAAGCTGCTCCCCCACCAGAATCGGGTCGATAACACCTTTGCCACGCGCCTGTGCAGCGACAGCCCGGTAGATTTCCCGGTACTGCTGGAAGTTAAACGCCGTGTCCGGCAGCGAGGAAATGATCTCCATCACCTCAGCCTCAGCGCCGCGCAGGAACATCGCCCCCAGCACGGCCGCCTCCATGTCCTGGTCCCGCCACAGTGCATCACTCATACAGCCGGCGCTCCCTTCTGGCTGCGATAGCTTGGCCAGTCGAACACCAGCGTTGCCCCGCCACCCTCAACCATTCGATCTGTCAGGCGGTCACTGATGACCTGAGAAATCTGAGGCAGCGACAGGTTGCTGATGAGTACTGTTGGCAGCATGCGTTCATAGCGGGTGTTCATGATGTCGAACAGGATGATCATCTCGGACTCAGAACCGTACTGGATGCCAATCTCATCGATAATCAGCAGGTCCACGCCGGTGTAATGGGCAATAACTTCCTCTTCGCTGCGTTCGCTGCCCTTCTCCCAGGTGCGGCGAACGGCGCGGATGATGCGCATCACGGAGGTCAGCAACACTGTTGCCTGATGGTGCTCGATAATGCTTTTCGCCAGCGCCACCGCCAGATGGTTTTTACCGGTGCCTGGCCTGCCTGTCAGAATGAGGCTGGTACCGGCTTCGAGCATCTGCGGCCACGCGCTGGCGTAGTCGCGAAGGATCGACAGATTGTTTTGAGCGGATTTGTTCACGGCCTGATAGTTTTCGAAGCTGCAGGCCGCGAACCGCTCAGGGATGTTCGCACGCTCGGTCAGCATTTCGGTCTGGATAGCACGCAATTTGTTCTGTGCGGCTTCCAGCTCTGAGGCAATGCATTTCGGGCAGCGGGAAAACTTTTCAGCCACGCGACCACTGTATTCAGTCCAGATGCGCTGCTGCTGAAAATTACCGTGCGTCTCACAGATGCCGGCAACAGTTTCCTGTCGGTCAAAGCAGCGGTCCAGCATAGAGACCTTGCCACCAGCAAAGCTCAATTCTTCCTGAAGCGCTGAGATAGTGGTTTTCAGTGACTGAATATTTGCGCCGCGCTGTGTAGGTACATAGCTCATTCTGCTGCTCCTTTTGCCCAGGATGGTTTGGTGGTGGTGCCGTAGTCGCGCTCTGAGAATCCGCTATGGCGGCTCTGTGCTGGCGAATTGCGCTGCGAGCTGGCGGGTGCAACCCAGCTTTCAGCAAAGTGGTGATCAGGACCAAAGAACGTCGCTGCCTGCTTCACGTACTCGCTATTTGCTTTGCCTGTTGCAGTGATGTAGGCCGCATATCGCTGTACGCCTGCCAGCATGTCAGCGGGTTTAACGCCTTCACGGATGCGGGCAGACCAGCTCTTCCATGCTGAAGGCTTAGGATTGCCACCAGCACGCTTCGGATATGCCTGCCAGGCTTCTTCAAATTCAGATGAGTAATCCTGCTTAGCATTACGTGACGGCTCAGCGGCTTTAGCCGATGTGCCAATAGATTTAGATTCATTGACTGGTTCAATGACTGGTTCTAAAGAGTGACTGATTCTGGGGTCAGCTCCTGCCCCACCCCCTAGGTCAGCTCCTGCCCCACCCTCGGTCAGCTCCTGCCCCACCTCAGTCACCTGCTGACCTAGGTCAGCTCCTGCCCCACCCTTTGAAGGCTGCTTGTGTTCTTTTTCATCAAGGCGCAAATGAAATAAATTGGACTGATTCAGCTCGCCCTTGCGACGATATTCCCGGCGTAGCATCCCCATTTCTTCCAGTGCACGAACATGACCTTTAACAGTCGATCTTCCGATTTCACACTGGTCAGCGATGTGCTGATATGACGGCCAGCATTCACCCTGGTCGTTAGCGTTATCGGCCAGTTTCAGAAGAACCAGTTTGCGTAGCGGATTGCCGACTTTCAGCTTCATGGCTTTTACCATCAATTCCATACTCATTCTGAAACCCTCCGAAGAAGCTGATGCAATGATTTACTGGGCTGCACGGTCGGACACCTCAAGCTCAGGCCAAATCTTGCTCCAGTTGGACGGGCGTAGTGACTTTCGGGTTACTTGTCCGCCGCTGTGAACCTCAATCTGCGCACACAGCTCAGGCCCGATCGGCTTTCCGGTGCTCATGACCTTGCGGAGATAATTGATGGTTGTTCCACACTTGATTGCGAATTGCTTTTTTTCTTCTGGCGAAAGCTCAGACATAAAGGCGTTTAAGGTTTTCATGATGCCCCCTGTATAAATATCAGCATTGATATTACCCATAGGTAACAGGATAATCAATACCCACAGGGCATTTACCGACAGGTAACAAAGATTAAAATGGCAGGCATGGACAAATACGAAAAACGTCGTTTACGACTCATCCAGTTGCGGGATGACTTTTGCAATGGCAACGCATCAGAACTCGCTCGTAAAATCGATCGAGAACCTTCTTATGTATCAAGAATGTTATGGCCGGAGGGTAAGTCAGGCAGAAAAAGAATTGCTGACGATATGATGGAAGTTATTGAAAAGTCTTTCAAACTTCCTAGAGGCTGGATGGATGGGATTGCATCAGAGAATTCTAATGTTGAACTAATGCAGCAACCAATTTTAAGGAAGAAATATCCCGTGATTAGTTGGGTTAGCGCAGGAGCATGGGCTGAGGCATTAGAACCATATAGCCTTGATGACGTTGAAGAATGGTGTGAATCAGATGCACATGTAGAGGGTGAAGGCTTTTGGCTCAGGATTAAAGGCGACTCGATGACGTCACCGTCAGGGTTGAGCATTCCCGAAGGTATGATGGTGCTTTTTGATACAGGAAAAGAGTGGTGCCATGGTGCGCTGGTGCTAGCAAAGCTGGTAGATGCCAATGAGGCCACCTTCAAAAAGCTCATAGTTGATGGTGGCGATCATTACCTGAAACCCCTCAATCCATCCTATCCGCTACTCCCGATAGATGGGAACTGTAAGATTATCGGTGTAGCAGTTGAAGCTCGCATGAAACTCTGATTTCCCCCCAAATTATTTAACCCGCCTCGGCGGGTTTTTTTATACCTGCAATCAAAGACATAAAATAAAAACCAAAATATTTGTACCCATAGGTATTGACGAGACTTATTACCCACGGGTATTCTCAACTCATCGGCAAACATGGAGCCATAGAGATGAGTATCTTTTGCATTCACACCAAACTTAAAGAGCAGCAAAGCTCGATTACTTATTTATTCATCGCAAGTGACCGCGAGAGTGACGTTAAAAACAAGCTCATCACTTCATATGATCAAAATGACAATATGGAGCACGCGCTTTATAAGCGAGATGGCCAGTACTTTATCTTGGTTGACTTTTTTAAGGAAATTTCCGAAGCATGCCCGGAAGCCGTGAATATTATTAAGAACTCCCGATTCAGAAATCAATTCTTTTAATTTAATTGCAAATATACACAGCGCCCGCGCTGGATCTAAGCACATCCAGATAATCATTGAGGTGAATTATGAGTCAGGTAATAGCTTTATCAGATAGCAAGATTTCCACTACCAAAGAAGTTGCCGGAATTAGCATTTCTAACTCTTCTGACACCTCAAAGGCGGCGCTGATGTATGCCGAACAGCTACAGCGGGAATACCTGGAGTTGCTGCATAGCCCGCTGGCCCGCGTGGATGCCAGCGTTGCGGGTCGATTCCACTCTCTGATTCATGAATTGGCATTCATGGTCGAACGAACAGAAAAAAAACGTAGAGGCGGGCCGCTAATGTCTCCTTCAATTAATAAACAAAAGTTTCGTCAGGCTTTGCTAATGCGAGACAGTGGCCAGTGGCATCTGGCTGTTTTATTCCTCAAGGCTGCTTATGGGGTGGTGTGATGAAGTCTGAAATGATTATTTGCGAAGCGTCTGAATTGTCGGGCCAGCTAACATCGTTGCTTGAGCTTTTATATGAAAAAGGAACCGGAACTGGTCTTCCAGTTAATGACAACGTAATTGGGCTTACTTACAGCATGGCAACAAGAGTCAGAATTTTCTTAATGGAAGAAGAGAAGAAACAGGATGAAGAGGAATTAAAAAATGCCAAGCCTCGTTGAAATTAACCGCACCCGCCTGGTGAATATTTATCTTGCAAATAAAGTCGCCAAAACAGGCGTGATGATGACGACCGCCAAATTACCGGACGGCTCAATCACTACCGTGCAGCTGGATGCCGAAATACTGAATAAGGCGCTTATTAAATTATTCGAAACCGCAGTGCGTAAAGTAACTCCTGCCGCAGCTGCTGACCGGGAAATAGCCGAGACGTATGGCGACTGCGTGAAGATTAAATCCGGGAAGCTCTCGCACATTGGTGAAGGGTTTATGGAGGCACTGGTTTCCAACCTGGTCGAACAGGCATTCAGTCAGCGGGGTGTGAAATGACGCTGACAGCGCTCCGCGCTCCTGAATGGGTGATCGGTCAGGCAACGCGGAGGCTGGCGCAGTACCGAAAGCGTCGCATCTTCCCTTGCCGCATCCATGGCACCGGCTATCTGAGCCTGAAGGTTAACCCGCGCTGGCGTCTGCTTTCGCAGAACGGCGGCAAAGACTGGCAGTTAATGACGCATGAGCGGTACAACGCCGCAAAGGATGGAAAATGAAACTCAGTGTAATTCGTGAAGACGCTCTGGATGAATCGTTCCACGTCGTGCAGTCCCCGGTATTTGTCGTGACACGCCACGGACGTAACCGGCGATTCCTTAGCCGAAGTGCTGCGATCAATAACCTGGTGCATTTCATGGTGACCGGCACCTTCGATAAAGCAGGAATTCCGACGCATAGCGAAACGCGCCAGGCATGGAACGAGAGTCTAGGCGCAATGGTTCACAAGCGGGGTGAACTGACCGAGCAGTACTGGAATGCGCATCACCGCACCTATCGCCGTCTTCAGAAGCTGATGGCCCGCCGCCGTGAAATCGCAAAGTGGCAGAAAAGCTATGACGCCGCCACCAGCAATATCGCTCAACTGCTAAGCCAGAAACCTTATTGAGGAAAGCAACGATGAAAACGGTCACCATTTATAATACTCAGCTTCCGGTAGTAGTCCTTCGCGGTCAGCGTGTCGTTTCAACTGAAACGCTTGCAGAGGGCTACGGTACCGAAGCGACAAACATCCGCACCAATCTTTCTGCACACAAACACCGCTTCGTTGAAGGTGAGCACTACTTCATCATTTCAGGTGAGGAACTCTCAGATTTGCGAGTCAGTAATCCTGACGCACAAATTTCACCCAAAGTTAGGAGCATGGCGTTTTATACAGAGCGTGGGGCTTCCCGCATGTCAAAAATTGTCGACACGGATGAAGCGTGGGATTTTTTCGGCAAGCTGGAGAATGCCTATTTCCACCCTGCTCAGATGCAGCCGAAAACCCAGAATGAAATTATTGCTGCTATGGCGCTCGCCAATGTCGAGCAGGAACGCCGGATCAACACGTGGAAAGTAAGGTGGATGAGGTTGCTGAGACCGTAGAGAAAATCAAGCGCGGTTCAATTCCTGCTGGCTGGGCCGGATTCTCTGTGCTGCGAGTTAAATGCGGGATGACTGACGCCAAATGCCGGACGCTGGTTAAAAGCTACGACATTCCAACCGACACGATCACCATCATGACACCGGAAGGCCAACCCCGCCCGATGAAGATCGTTCTGGAGGCAGATTTCATGGCGACTTTTCGCGGAATGATGAGCGAAGCGGAACAGCGAAACACCAAATGGTTTCATCCGAATATGGGGCTGTTTCAGGTCATCGGCTGGGAGGCTAAATAATGTTCATTCATACCGATCTGCTCCGTGCCGCGCTGTGCTGCGTGGCTGACCAGAAAGAAGAACGCCGCTACCTGCAGGGCGTGAACATCACCAGCACGCACATTCAGGCAACCAACGGTCACGCCTTTGTATCGATGGAGCACGGTTGCATTGCCGACGCTGAGGGCGTGTTCATTCTCCGCGGAGAAATCCCTGATTCAGCAGAGGGCACACTGTTCCAGCTGGTTAACAGTCAGTGGATCGCCTCGCACGTTGATGAGGAAGAAACACTGGTAGGTCATAACGAAGTGGAATTCATCGAGGTGGATTTCCCTGATGTGTCAAAGCTGCTGGATGGCGAGCCGGAGCCATGCGACGCGATCCCTACTTTCCAAGCTAAATATCTCGCCCTGCCGCACCTGATGTTTGGGCGGTTTGCCAGCTTCGTACCAGTGCAGATCCGGTCATGGGGAAAGGGAAAGCCGTGCCAGATTATCTTCGACAAAACCCTCAACTATATGTACGGCAATCCGCTGCTGATCATCATGCCGATGACTGATGACACCTTTGAGAAGCTGGAGCAGGTATTCGATGAAGAAAGTCGCTGAGTTGGTCATGTTCACCCTTTTCTTTTCCAGCCTCGCGGGGCTGGGATTAACAGCGGGGTTCTATACGTGGATCGGCGTGCTGGTCTGGCTACGGGAGGTCATTGGATGAAATTTGAATTTAAGGATCACGGTGCCGTGGCAACGCTGACCATCACCAGCAGCCTGTTTGAGCTGCGCAGACACACCCGGGCAGTTGATGCTGCTCTTCTTTCCGCTGATGTGGTTGCCAGAACGTCAGGCATCTTCATCCGTAAAACGGTAATCAGCGGACCGGTTAAACGTGGGCTGCGTGCATATCGCGCGGCCACCAGCGAGGCAGCGAAATGACTCAGCAAAATGTATTCGCACTGGCGCAGATTATCAAAGCGGCAGGTACCAACCCCAGCGAGATTACCGATGCTGTATGGGCTGCTGGTTACCGTCGTCCTGCCCGTACAGCAGAAGAAGCCGTAACACTGATGCTAGACATCATCGCCGGTTTTGATGGTAACGATTTGCCATGGGCAGTCTGGCCCAAAAGCTATGACGACATTCTCAAGTGTGAGCTGAATGAAATTATCGAAGAAGCTCTCCACGCATACAAAACGGCACACAGCATCGCCAGCAAGCTTCTGATTGACGGTTACGACAAGGTGGTGACCAATGACGCAGCATGAAATGGCAGATCTTAACGACGCGCTGGTTCAGGCCAGCGTAAGAATCGATGACGGGTGCGACCACTCTCAGCGCATCGTGTGGCAGATGAACCAGAAGCGCTATATGCGTAACGGGCTAAGCCCTGCCCGGCCGCCAGCTCCACAAGTATCGCCAGTGAAAATTGAGCCTAAGAAGAAGCCACGAAAGCGTGCTTACCGGGTGATTGAAAAAGCAATAGGAGCGGTGTAATGGAAAAAATTAACTCATTAGTTGAGCATGCTGAGGGCTCCCAATACTGGACACTGTCAGCTGAAGCTAATGCAGCACTGATAATGCTCGACCGCATTGATACCAATGATTCATCCGATGATGAACGCATTGAGGATATCAAAAGAATCATTCGACACCTGGCTTCAGCGTCTGCCTCAATGCTTCAGACACCTGGTGGCTGGAAGCTGGTCCCGATTGAGCCGACTAGGCAGATGATGTCCCTGGGTCACTTCGCTTTGGGTGGCACAGACAGGGGTAAGTTTCGCCGCATTTACCAGGCGATGATTGAAGCAGCGCCGGAGGTGGGAAAATGAATTACAGCAAAATGACCGATGGTGAAATCAGTGTGCTGGTCTGCAGGCTGGAAAATCCAAAGTACGAGGCTGTAGTTCACCCCCATAATCCAAAGGGTGCTCAGTACACGCGGAGCTTCGGCAGCATCAGCCACAAGTTTGGCTTCTTTCCGGTCAGCAAGGCTGTGGATGGCTTTCAGATTGCAGTGCGGAACCGGATCGCTATTGCGCCGGCATCAAAAACAACGTGGGAAGCAAGACATGAAAGCGGCGCTGCTGCCCGTCACAAAAACCCGCTAAGAGCAGCAATGATCGTGTATCTGATGATTAGAGATTTTGAGGAGGGCAACAATGCAAGCTGATGAAATCATGCTCACACCTGACGTTCTGAAGCGTTACAAGATTTCTCGCAGCACACTTTACTTCTGGAGTACGCCAGAGAGAATGCCAGCATGCTTCAGTCGCCCTTTCCCCAAGCCAACGATCGGGGGAAGCCCTAAGCGCTGGCGAGGAGCGGACCTGCTGAAATGGGAAGAGGAGGTTAATATTATGCCAGCCGGCACGCAATCACCTTCTCCAGGTGCCTGACCCAGACATCTAACCAGATGTGTTGATCATCAAGGTAGTCATGAAGGTTATAACGCGCCATGACTCCTCCCATCTGATGCCCGAGCAATTTCTCAATCACATGTGGCGGCGCGCCGAGTTCAGAAAGGCGCGTTGCTACAGTTCTCCGCAGGTCATGTAGCGACCATTCCTTCATCCCAGTCTTCATGATTATTTGCTGTGAGAAAAAAGCAATATTTGGCTGGGCCGGTGGCTTATCGTCTTCGGGTGATTTGTAACGGGAACGAGTAATTACATGCTTCGTTATGGACTGCTTTTGGTGTTGCTGGAGCATTAGTACTGCCGGCTCTGGAAGCGCCCTTCTTATAGTTTTACCGGTTTTATATTCACTTGATGGGACGGTCCATGTCCTTTCCTTAAAGTTGAACCAATCCCATTTCGCCACCCTGATCTCATTACTACGGCAACCAGTCATCATCAGGAACCGCATGATGATTTGCTGGCGAACCGGCATTTCATTCAGCGTGTTCCAGACAAGCCGGATTTCATCATCAGAAAGGACCCTGTCTTTCATTGCTGCAGCTATTGCTACATCCGATCGCCGCAGGTCAACCAGCGGGTTGACGTCTATCACGCCCCTGTTGTGACAGAAGCGAAATGCCCTTTGCATCAGGCTGAGAATCTGGCCGGTAACGACCCTCCTCCCCATGCCATCGAACAGGCTGAGCCAGTGGCTTTTCGTCGTGTGATTCACGATCATCTGACCTAATACCGGCTTAACATGGTTCTGGAAGTTCTGTCGGTTTTTATGGATCTTAATAAGGCCCTCTGGTTTGCAGTAATGCTCCTCCCAGTAATCAAAAGCCTCTTCTACAGTCATGGCCTCGACTTTTTTTAACCGGTCCAGAGCTACCTGCCGGCGAGGATCTAACCCCTCAGTAATCCACAGCCTAAATTGCTGCCGCCGGTCCCTTGCCTGCGACAGTGATATCGACGGATAATCCCCTATAGTTAGCTGGATGGGCTTGCCCTCCCAGCGATACCGGTAAAAAAATGTCACGCCCCCTGAGATGGTCAGTCTGACATTGAGACCGTGTGAGTCAGAAATGATCTCTATTTTGTCGCGGCGCTTTCCCAGCGCTTTTCTGAGTTTGGTATCTGTAAGCAATGTGTACATCCCCCTTGGCGTATACGCAAGAGTGTACACAAAGTGCAT